TGAACAATCCCCTTCTCGAACTATATGAACACTAGTACCAAAAATTGACCTATGATAGTATTCTGTAACTTCTCGAAATGCCAAATATTTAGTAGGAAAGCCCTGAGGAGCTTCTACAAAAAATCTCTTCAAAAACGACGCACCACGATAAGTTAACATACCTGAATTCAAATCACATAAGGAAATCAACTGACTAGTTCGAATAGAATTTTGCTTAATAACTATACCAAATTCTTTCTTGGCATACAGTACGAATTCATTATAATTTATATACTCACTAAACTCCTTAGGGAGAGATATTAAGTGATCATCTCCATACACCAATATAAGGATATCTCCATTCACCAGCATAATTCGAATTCTACTAGCCATTTTAGGGTACACTGTCATAAGATGAGCCATCCAGGCATGGATGATAGCATACAAAATTACACTATCACCATGTGAAGTATCAAAAACTCCAGAAGCCATTTTACCAAAAAACATTGCAAACATGCCATCGAACAAATGCACAATTTTCATAGAAGCATTACTAATCTGCCACTGCAACATCTGTTGAAACAAATCAAAAGTACCATTCGTTTTCATAGCATCCATATCATAATAAACTGATCCCATAGCATAATACAACTCGAGTAAAACACGAATGATCGTCGTATCTAAACCTGAACAATCCCCTTCTCGAACTATATGAACACTAGTACCAAAATCATTCACAAATTTTTCTGCGCCACCATGCCACCAAGACTGACCAATTCTAATAGGACCTAAATTTTGCTCTACATGATGTCTGGGTGCTTGCATAATGAAATCCATGATATACGTCACCACAGATCCAATAAAAAACTGCCTACATTTGAAATACATTCGATCACGATCCACATCATTTTCAAACCCATGTGTCCACATATTGTAAAACTCACTTTTCCAACTAATATCATAAATCTGTTGTGGTAAAACAAACTTGCCTGTCGCTTGGTAATTTTTAATTGCTTCTGAAACAGCTACTTTAGCTTTAAATTCCATATCCATTTTCATACCTCTATTTCTATGTATAACCTCATCCACGATAGTTTCTCGTGGTCCTGGCACTACACCTCCAGACGTTCTCTGCACCATAGGAATCTTAAACACATCATGCCCGTCTTTGTCCATAGTAAACACG